TGAGGATGGTCAGTATAGTATTTTAGGTAAGAAAAAATCGGCAAGTATTCCTGTCAACATTAGTGAGAGTGATTTGGAATTTGATTTAACATTTGAAGATATTGATATTACTAAAACCTATCAACTCCAAAAAAACGCCACACCTAATCAGTTTGAATTAGTTAAATTTAGTGCTGAGACATATGCTTATTTTGAGGCAACACGAAAGTATTATAATAAAGACTTAACTCCCGATGAGGACTTAACTCCTAAGTTTTATTCATTTGGTCAGATTAGTGGTAGTAAAAATGTATTAAAGGGTTCATTTTTAGCCAAAATTGATAAGATAGAAAGGATTTATACGGATAAGGCTGAGAATATAAAAAAGGAATTATCGACGGCTCTTGCACAAAAAATAGAAAAACCTGACGGTGGTTTAGGTTTTAGACCAACAATAAGGAATGTAATGGCGATGTTAATGGCTAATGTTGATGCATTTTATAGGTTAATGGACGAGGTTCATACCGATGCGTGGAATGTTAAGGATGACCCTATTCGTCAAAATGTTATTGTTAGTGACCAAACAACTAATGGTGTTGATAGTAAGGACACAATTCTTTCGATTAATGATAGTCAAAAAACAGTATATCCATGGCCACAATATTTTGAAAAAGAGTTGGACGAGGATGGTAATGAAAGATATGTTGTGAAATACCTTGGTGACCCTAATGTAGAGTCACAGACTAAGGGTTATCTTTTTGATAAATGGCCTGAGGTTGAGTTTGTTGAAGAATTTATAAAGGGTAAGTTACAAAGAAAAGAAGAACAAAGGTCTGCTAATTATGGAAATCCAAAAGACTCATTAAGGTCTATTCCTATGAATAGTGTGGAGTTTCCATATGGTAATATACCATATGAAAATTTAAGTGAAGTTCCATTTTTATATGAGATTTGGGAAAGGACTATGTTGTCTTCTAATTATACTAAACTTTATAGACCAACAGAATCTAAACTGAACATTTATCAGGTAACTGCAGATTTTGAAACTGAAACCATTAAGAATGCGATTGAGAGTGACCCATTCTTAAAAATGAAATTAAAAAGATTAGGTATTAATTCGTCAAACTTTGAAAGTATTTTATCACACATATCAAATAATGGTACGGGTGAAAAATGGAATACATTTTTAGCTGACGTTTTTGTCACTCCATACATTCAAAAGTTAGAGGAAAAACCATTTGATTTTTACACCTCTGATGAATATGAAAGTATATCACCAACGATTGAGATTTCTGCGGAGTCTGAAGGACGTTTGATTGAATACCTATTATCGCCAGAGACTGATGAGTTAATATTGACTGATGTATATCCATTGACTAGTCTTCAATGGATAAAAGAAAATGTTTCTAATGGTAAAGAGATTGAGTCGTTATCTCAGTCAAATTCAACAACACAATCATTATTTTTCTCGAGTACTAAAAAGACAATAACATCATTTAATGAAAACTTTTTAGTGAGGGAGGTTAACAATACACCTTCATTATCAACTAGTTGGTATATTAATACAGGTGGTACCGTTAGTTTTCCAACATCCTTAAATATTAGAGACCTCTATGTTAATAGGATTAATAATAATGATTTAATGGTAACTGAAAGTCCTATTGATTACGGTAACAATTACTCAGGAAAAACTGGACGATACCAAATAACATCATTACTTAATACTCCTTACTTTATAAATTCAATTAATAAGTCTGTTGACAACATGAAAAACGGAGTAGATAATCCGTATGTTTCTTTGGGTTATATGTATTTGAATTCATTACCATTACAGACGTTAAGGGAAGAGATGAATGCTGGTGTGTTAGGTGCATTACAGTCGGTAGCTAATAGTCAAAATGGTGATGAGAAAAAAGGTAGATATAATTTTGCAACTTATAATAAGTTTGCTGCGTTACATAAATTACCTTATTCATGGATTGTTAAATATGGTTCGATATGGCATAGATACAAAAACTATGTAAATAATAATGTAGACATTCTTGATGATGTGTGGGGTAGTATTAATGAAGATTTATTGTATGACCCATTCTCACAAACACCATCAAAATTAGAGAAATATGTTATTCCGAGATATGGTAATACTGGTACTACAGATTACCAAATGGAGGTGACGTATACTTTACCGGGTATTGCAACTCAAGTTAATAGTAAGGTGGGATTTTATCCTCAAATTATTAATGATGTAAATTACTTATTTGGTTATAATGAGTTTATTACAGGAACCACTCAAAAGGACTTTGAAACTTACTTCTCGGGTGGAACATCATTTGAGGGTAACGGTCTTAAAATTGCCACAAACGATAATTCAATTATTAGAATGAAAAAGGGTACGAACGACTATAATATAGATTCGTACTATACTTTTTATGATTCACCAAAAACTTATGATGACTCTACAAATAATTTAGTTCTTTGTTATCCATCTGCGGGTGGTGGTGATTTTAATCAATACCAATATGAAACTAGCTCACCGACAGGTCAGTTTGTTGAGAACAGTTTAACTCAACCTTTGTATGATGGTTCTATAAAAACTATTTGGGGTGGTTCTCATTTTGGATATTTCGATACATCATTAATTAAGAAGCCTACATATAAAGAATACCTTAAAACTATAAATCCTGAAAATTCTGCTCAGGATGCGTTTAACTTACAAGGTGAGTTGGGTTATTCAAGTATTGAAGAAATCTTCGCGGTATTTGATGAAGATATCCTTAACGCTTTTGAGTCGGAGTTCCTTAATTTCTGTAAGGACCCAAATAGGGAGGATGTTGAGAGTGAAAAACCAAATCTAATTAACTCATTAAAAAATATATTCTTTGTTGAAAGACCCGAATTATCGGGTGACGGTAGTTTAGATGGAAAGAGAATTGCTCAAAAACAAATCAGTTCGTTGATTAAATCAGTACGTAAATTACAAAATGAATATTACATATTCAAACAGGGTAATCCGTCATACTTTAATAGACGTGCGTGGTATTCATTTACTGATGATTCAAGGTACCAAACACAGAATCAAAGGATTGATTTTGGTAAATACATTAATGATTCATTACCTGAAATTAATAATAATACAACGGTAGTGTTTAGTGAGTCTCAGTATCCTGAGGCTTGGAAAGCTCTGAGGTTAGCTGTTGGTGAATACGAAGCAAGTGGAATGGTATATAGTGATAACGGTTCATATATTACCGACTTCTTTCCTGCTATGGATATTGAATTTACTGCTGATAATGTGAGAGAACTATCACACGTTATTAAGATGTTTGCAAGTCAAAAGTATTCTAATAATTCTATGACGGGTGGTCAATTTATGACGATGTTTAATCAATACCTAACACTTTTAGATTCTTCACAGAAAAAAATTCAGGATTACTTATTCAGACAATTAAATAAAGACTTACCAAATATTACGGAAGATAGTGAAAATATTAAATCATCTATGAACGGTGATGTTGCTAAGTTAGAATTGTATGAGTTCTTTAAGATGTTAAACGACAAATGGATTGCTGGTGGTGATTTCAAAAATAGAACATTATTTGAAGACTTCTTATTTTTAGATAGGGCAAATAGAGATATTGGTGATAAACTTATTGTTGATGTTACTTCATTGGTTGGATACATAAATGATGAGGTAAATGGTAATTCTATTTATACATTGATTGGTCACCTTATTCAGAAAAACAATATGTTGTTTATGGCTCTTCCTTCCTATACAAATTTCTATGGTGTGAGTGACCCATCATCCGACGCAAAACCTGAAGAGGGTATTGAGAGTTCAGCGTCTGATGTATTTGGAACATTCTTAGAGGTTGATACGATTAAGAGTAGACCGAGGTTCTTGTGTTTATATACTGATAAAGTTTCAGAACACCCAAATATGTCTGAAAATGTTGATTACCGTTTTGGTGATGACAGTTTTGACATTTATAAAGCTGAGGTGTTAAGAGAAAATCAATCAAACAAAACGGATTATGCGTTTTCAAATAAGGTGGTAGGGTTCAATGTTGACTTTGGTGTAAGAAATCAGGGTATATTCAAATCAGTGAGTTTGGACCAATCACAATATAAGGATACTTCGGAATCGTTTAGAATTTTGACAGATATGGCAAATCAAAGTAAGGGTTCTAAAACATTCCAACAATCAACTTCATTATATAACATTTATAAGAATAGAAGTTATAATTGTCAGATATCTTCAATGGGTAATGTGATGATTCAGCCTACGATGTATTTTAATTTAAGGTATGTTCCTATGTTTACTGGACCATATTGGATTACTGATGTATCACACAATATTACTCCTGGTGATTTTGTCACTACGTTTAGTGGTGTGAGGATTTCAAAATACTCATTCCCGAGTATTAAAGACCTTACTATGAGTGTTAATATTGATTTGTTGACTAGAATAAATAATGACTATAATAAACCAAAACAAAAAAATCAGGACGTAACCAATGATGAAGGGACATCAACACCAATTACAAATGAACAATCAACTGCAAATGGTGTTCAGGGTGAGTCTACAGAAATTGGTTCATCAAACTGTACTCCAATAGCAACATATTCAGGTTTAGATTATGTTCCGTTAAGAGAAGAAACACTTTCTTATAATAATATCAGGAATTATGTTAATTCACTTTCACTGTCAAAAAGTGATGAAGATGTTAGAAGACTTATTGGTTTAATACCGTGGCTATACAATACGGGTGTACTCAAATCTTCCGTAAAATTCAAAAATGGTAATTTGGGTAACTTAACTACCAATAAGATATTAAGAGGTGTTGATGTTAGTGATTTAGAAGGACAGGTTTGTGTAAATATAGAGGGACAAAATGTACCGTTAGCTTCATTTAGTGATTGGAAAAAAAGTATGAATGCAATTAAATCGGTCTTTGATGTTGCTTCTGTATATAACGACATGAGCCAAATCGGTAGTGAAAGATATGAAAATAAGAATGAGGAGATGTATGCTAAGATTTACATCAAATACTTCTACTCACAAATATCAACAGACAGTGAATTCAATAGAATAATTACTACTCCTGCCAATGACCAAGAAAAACAGATAAAACAAAGATATGAAACGGTAGTACCACTTTTTGACCAAGGTATTAAGTGGTATGTAGGTGCACAAAATCCAAATACGGTGGTTTTTGAAGAACTTGCCGACATTAATATAGTAAATGGTATTATGAGTGGTGTTTTAGTTAATAACTCATTCTCTACACAAATTAAATCGGGTGTTGGACTATGGAATGTTTTAGCTCTCAAAATGGGTTGGGTTACAAAACCTGATGACTCAACAGTAAGTTATTTAGGTGCTGGTGATAGTGCACCATATAATGAAGACATGTCAGGATATATACTGTTATCCAAACAGGGTACCATTTCAATAAATGTGGTCAATGATTTAATTGTACCATTAATATTTGGTGTTGACCCAATTTCTTCTCCTGATTGGCAACCAAAAGATTATAAAGGAACCTATACATTCAAATTTCAAATTCTATTTAATCCAGTCACTTCAAGTGGTACTACTGACAGTACTAGACAACAAAAATACCAAACATTTGAAATTTTCTATAAGCTTTGATATTTATAAATAAAAGTATTACTATGAACGTAAAATCATTATTAGACCAGTATTTGTCAAAAGACACGAGAATTACTGAAAGAGATGCCGGAAATGGTTACAAAGAAGTTTGTGACTTAGACACAGGAGACTGTTACACTGTTAGTATGAGAGACGGACTTATTGAAAGAGTTGACAATACAAGACAAGTAAACAGAACCCTTAAAGTTGAAACACCACACGGTGTGAAAACATTATTAAACGGGTAAAAAATAATTAAAATGTCAGTAGATAATAAAATATTAGAAGAACTCAAAAGACACAACTCTATCAATAATTATTTGGTAGAACAAGAAGAGCCTGTTGAACCAACTGATGATTTAGGTGGTGAAGACATGGATATGGATGTCGAGATGGATGCTGAAGAAATTGCAGAACCAGTTGATGTAGATACAGACCCTGAAGTTGAGAAATTAGACGACGAGGGTAATGTAGAGTCTGATGAGGATATGGGTGGAGACACTGAAGAGCTGGAGATTACAGATTTGGTAAACAAACAAAATGAAATCTCAGATAAGCAAGATGAGTATATGGACTCGATGTTCGATAAATTGAACGACTTGGAGAGTAAGTTATCTCAGATGGACACAATCTTAAGTAAGATTAATGATATCGAGGCGAAGGTTGAAAAATACAGAGAGAAGTCACCTGAAGAAAAATTACAATTAAGAAGTTTGGATAGTTATCCTTACAATCAGAAGTTGACCGACTTCTTCGCTGACAAAGAAGTTGAGATGCAACAAACAGGTAAGAACGAATACGTTTTAACCTCTGATGAAGTTGAGAATTATTCTGATGCTGACATCAAAAAATCATTTGATACACCAATCAATGACGAAGAATAGATTGACTTAACACACAAAATTTACTATAATAAAGACCACTCAATTAGGGTGGTCTTTTTCTTTTTAGTTAGTTGACTTTTAAGGTTTGAAGACTATACTTATTATTGAGTTTAAGAGAAACAATTAACAGAGTAAAAAGAAAAAATTATGGGAAATGCACTCGACGCTGTGTTAGCACAGTATGAACAAAACACCCAACGCAGTGGCGGAGGGAAAACATCAATCTCTCAAGAAGACAGATTGAAAAGATACTTTACAACGTATCTACCAAAAGGAACTAAATCAGGACAGAAAGTTATTCGTATTCTACCTACACCTGATGGTTCATCTCCATTCAAAGAAGTATGGTATCATGAAGTACAAATCGACGGTAAGTGGACTAAACTCTACGACCCAGGTAAGAATGACGGTGAGCGTTCACCACTTACTGAGGTTTATGAAGAGTTGATGTCAACAGGTAAAGACTCAGACAAAGAATTGGCTCGTCAGTACCGTCCACGTAAATTCTATGACCCAGGTAAGAATGACGGTGAGCGTTCACCACTTACTGAGGTTTATGAAGAGTTGATGTCAACAGGTAAAGACTCAGACAAAGAATTGGCTCGTCAGTACCGTCCACGTAAATTCTATATCGTTAAGGTTATTGACCGTGAAAATGAAGACCACGGACCTAAGTTTTGGAGATTTAAGGATAACTACAAACAAGAAGGTATCTTAGATAAAATCATTCCAATTTGGAAACAAAAGGGTGATGTTACAGATGCTAACGAAGGTCGTGACTTGATTGTTGATTTATCTAAATCAAAAACTCCTTCAGGAATTGAATACACAGTAGTTAAGACTATTATGTATGATGACCCAGCACCAATTCATTCTGATAAATCTCAGATGAAGGAATGGGTTGAGGATGAGTTAACATGGAAAGATGTTTACGCACAAAAACCTGTTGAGTATTTGGAAGCTATCGCAAGAGGTGAAACACCTGTTTGGGATACGGAATTGAAAAAATACGTTTATGGTGACGACACAGAAGTAACATTGGGTGGTTCAGTATCATCTGACTCTAATGTGAAAGTGGAAGACCCACAATCAGGAATGGAAGTTGACACAGACTTGCCTTTCTAAGAATCACTAACATGATGGTGGGGACATTATCCCCACCATCTTTATTTACTAAACAATATGGCAATTAAGAAAAAAGATTTCAAATCGTTGAAGCAGAAATATTCTACTTCAGCAAAATACAAACCACAAAAGTTTTTAGATTTAGGTGAAGCGTTTTTGGATGCGGTAGGTTTACCTGGTCCTGCAATTGGTCACCTGAATATGTTCTTGGGTCATAGTGATACTGGTAAAACAACTGCATTGGTTAAAGCCGCGGTAGACGCACAAAAGAAGGATATCCTTCCTGTCTTTATCATCACAGAACAAAAATGGTCCTTTGACCACGCATTAACAATGGGATTCCAATGTGAAGAAGTTGTTGATGAGGAAACAGGTGAATTGGATTGGGACGGATTCTTCTTATTTAACAACAACTTTGATTACATCGAACAAATCACAGACTACATCAATGAGTTATTGGATGCTCAGGAAAAAGGTGAGTTGGAGTACGACTTATTATTCTTGTGGGATTCTGTAGGTTCTGTTCCTTGTAAAATGACTTTTGACGGTAAGGGTGGTAAACAACACAACGCAGCCACATTAGCTGACAAAATCGGTATGGGTATTAACCAAAGAATTGCGGGTTCAAGAAAGGCAACATCAAACTATGAAAATACGTTGGTGATTGTTAATCAACCGTGGGTAGAATTACCTGACAATCCTTTTGGTCAACCTAAGATTAAAGCTAAGGGTGGTGAGGCTATTTGGTTGAACTCCTCATTGGTATTCTTATTTGGAAATCAGAAAAATGCTGGTACCAATAAGATTGCTGCGGTCAAAGACAAAAGAAAAGTTAAGTTTGCAGTTAGAACGAAAGTATCGGTTATGAAAAACCACATCAATGGATTGGGATATGAGGACGGTAAAATTATCGTAACACCTCATGGTTTCTTGGCAGGAAAAGAATCTGCAGAAGAAAAGAAGTCTATTGAAACTTATAAGTCTGAACAATCAGAATATTGGAAGAGAGTCATCGGTACAGATGGTGACTACAAATTGGAAGAAGTAAAAGAAGTCTAACCTTTAATTGAGGGTATTTTGACGAAGACATTATTAGTTGACGGAAACAATTTAGTTAAAATAGGATATCACGGAGTAAGAGATTTATACCATGAGGGAAACCATATTGGTGCAATCTTTCACTTCGTGAATACCCTCAAAAAATTCTTAGTCGAGCACAATTACGACAAAGTCATAGTCTTTTGGGATGCGGAGGATAACTCAACATCACGAAGAGAGTTGCTCGAACAATACAAAAGAAACAGAAAAACAAGTCTTAACGAACAACAACAGATTTCATTTGAATGGCAGTTGTCGAGAGTTAAGAAGTATTTGGAAGAAATGTTTATTAGACAAGTATCCATTGATGGGTGTGAGTCTGATGATGCGATTGCACATTACTGTAATATTTCTGAAGACGAATACAAAACTATATTTTCATCAGATAAGGACCTTACACAGCTTATTTCGGATAAAGTAGAGGTCTACTCACCCAGTCATAGAAAAGTCTATAAGGAGGGAGATAACATCCCTCTGAAGGACATTTCAATACCACACTACAATGTTTCGACATTTAAGATTTTATCGGGGGATAAATCTGACAACATTGATGGTATATACTTACTCGGTGAGAAAACTTTTGCGAAGATATTTCCCGAAATATTGGACAAAGCGACTTCTGTTGATGATATTATAACCCGAGCCGAAGAGTTAAAATCGGAGGGAGACAAAAGAAAAATCTTGGAGAGTATCTTAGAAGGAAAAACTAAAAGGGGGGTTTTAGGAAAAGAATTCTTTGATATTAACAAAAAGGTTGTAGATTTGTCCCACCCAATGATAAGTGATGAAGGTAAGGGGGAAGTCGAACTCTACTATACAGAAGAGTTGGACCCTGAAGGAAGAGGATATCAGAATCTCATGAGAATGATGAATGAAGATGGAATCTTCAAGTACTTACCCAAACAGGATGATGGTTGGGTAGATTTTTTAACACCGTTTATGAAACTAAGTAGAAAAGAAAAAAAACGTTACAAAAACAAAAATTAAGTTATGAAAGAAAAAAACGACGTAACAAAAATGGAATTCCTTTTGATGTTGAATGAAAACATCGTAGTACAACGTTACTTCAACGTTAAAGGGTACAATCCGAAGGCTCGTAAAAGTATTGATGTCATTGAATTTGTTAATGACTTTACTCGTACTTTAACAGGGAGTCTTAAGGCGAGAACCAACATGTATATGTTGGACCACTACAACCAAATTGCTTTGGACCCAAGTATTTTGGACACTTCAAATACTGATGGTCCGGAGACGTTCCATGTAAAAATTTGCATTGGGGATGAGACAATTTGTCATAAAATTATTGACGCGAAATTATACCCGCCGAAAATAAGATACACCGTAGATATCCGCCC